TAATAGCACCACGAGCAACTGCTTGGTCTACCTGCTGTGATACTGCACGATTATATACAGCGTTATAGAAAGGGTGACGAACTAAAGTATCTTCAGGTAAAGCACCAATGTATTTAAATATCTTATTAACAGTTTGCTTGTACGAAGTCATGAATCTCTTTTGAGATTCTTCTGCTAATAAGCCACCATTAACTGGAATTAAATCAGTTCTGTTTTCTAAAACTTTTCTAATCTCTGCAGTTGAAACAGTTTTCTCAGACAATTTACGTCTAAGTGTAGCATCTGGAAATGCTTGTTTCATGTACAAAGCAAGTTTAACTAAATGAACTCTTACTTCTTCAGCATCTTTCCAGTTAACACCAGAGTTAATTAAATCTTCACGAAGTTTTCCGATATTAACATTCTTGTCAATAAATTTAATATTATTATCAAGTCTACCTCTGCTTGCTACCCTGACAACAGAAGCAACTATGCTTTCTGGGTCAACAGAACGCATAAGTAAACGTGCTGCTTCATCGTTACGATAAACACGTGCAGAGTCAGCAACAGCAGAAAAGTAATTTTCATTCCAGTTGCCATTGATATCTTTAGGTGCAATACGAGAAACACCCATTCTGACATAATTCTTACGAGAGAATTCTTCACCAATAGCCATTGGGTTGGACAACTCTAAGGATGTTTTACGTTGTGCACTTGAAGCATCCATAGCATATTCACCAATGTTGCCTTGGAAAGCACCATTGAATTCAATACCATTGTGAACAACTGCTTTTTGTCCTAAACGATAACGGTTACCTTTAATACCTTTGCGTTCAGCAGATTTAACATAATTATCAATGTTCTGTCCTGCTTTAGCAACAGATGAATCAATTAATTGAATACGATTATCTATTGCCCTAATGTTATCGTTATATCTTTGCTTAGCAGCCTTTTGGGTTACCTTGTTTAAATTTTTAACGGCTTCTTTACGTTCAGCCAAAGCAACTCTTTTATCTGCTTGGAGTAAACGTATTTCACCTTTTTGAACATCAATAAGTTCTTGCCAGGTACCAATTGCTCTTGGGACACCAGGTCCACTCTTAGATACAACTAAACCTTTATCAGCCTTAACCATGTCTAATTTATTTTTAACAGAGGCTAATCTGTTTCTAGTAAAGTTAGAAACACCTTCAACTGGTCTGGCATAGTTCATGAAACCATTCATGTAAGCCATAGCACGAAGACTACCTTCACCAACGTTACGTTGTGGGTAACCTAAACGCATAAGCGTTGCTGGTCTCCAGAATGAATCAAATAAAGTGTAAGCAGAGTTCAACGCATCAGTTGTATATGCGTAACCTTTTCTGAATAAAGTACCATGCTCATCAGCAATTTTTTGGAAAAGTCTGATATCAATCATTGGTAAAGCATCAGGAAGTTGAGAAGATACAAATGGTACAAAAACTTTACGTCCTTCTTCGTCAAAGAAGAAGCCTTTTTCTCTAGCCATTGTTAAAGTACTGTTACGTCTTTTAACAGTTTCTTGATAAATAACATCACCAAGGTTATTTAATTTATCACCTGGGACATCAGTAAATTCTCTCATTATTTTAGATTTAGTTCTTGTATCTAAAGGAGCGTTGAAACCTTTAGCAATAACAATATCTGTTAAGGCTTTACGTTCAATAAGTTCAGCAATCTGTGCACGTTCAGCATCAGTTTTTGCAGCAACGTATTTGTTTATAAATCTACGTTTTAATTCTTGCCCTGGCTTACCAGTCCAAGGTTTAACTTGGTCCATGAACGCAATAAGTTCATCAGAAGAACCAGTAGAGTTAATACCTTTAGTTGTTATCCAACCAGATGGGCGTTGACGACCACCCCAAGTCATTACACGCATAATGCCATGAAATGGTGTTAATTGAAAATCGTCAGCAATCCAACCAAGACCTCTTTGCTGTGCAGCAGAACGACCAAACGCTGCTCTTAAACTTTCAGTTGCACCGAATCTGGTAGCACCACCTGAATAAGAGAAAACATTCTGTTTTGCTAATTCTAATGCTTGAGCAAATAGTTCATCTTTTTTTAACACACCTTTAAATTCACCAAGGTGAGCATTTAATTCATCAGGTGAGTTTAATATTTCAGCATTAATATCACGATTAGGACGCAGTTTATCAATTTTACGTTGTTGGCGTTTGATAACTGCAGCAATATCAGAATTGTTTGCTGATTTTTCTAATAACTTAACAGAATCAGCGTCACCAAGGACTGCTTTTAATACAGTCTTGCCAACTTCTTTATCTGTGATGTTACCGAAAACTGAAGCGAGAAGTTCAGGATTGGATGAGCGTCTTACTGTTTTATTTTTTAGTAACGCTGAAGCATCCATATCAGGTCTGATAACTTCATCAAGGAACCTGTCCCAACCACCTTTGGTTACAGCCTTACTGATTTCTTCTGCAGTTTTAGGTAAACGTTGTTCAATTAAACCAGGTATATTAACTTTGCCAACCTGTGCACCAACACGTGCTATTTTGATAGCCTTACCACCAATAACTAGTGGGTCAGCAAACCAGGTTACAACAGCGTCAACAGAACCAGATGCTAATTTACCAACAATTTCATTTTGAAATGCTTGTTTACGTTGTTGTTCATCGTAGATGTTGAAATCTTTTTTGAACATTGTTGGTGTTTTATCACCAAGAATTTGGGCAGCACCACGAATAGCAGTAAAAGGAGAAGGTAAATCAGAAGCAGCAAGGAATGCTTGCCCTGGGCTAATGTCTTTAGATTTTTCGTAAGTCTTTTGAATGTCTGTTAATTGAATACCGTCTTGATATTCAGGATTATCAACATCTGTTAAAAGACCTGCTGTGCTAACGCCTCTACCAATTTTTTGGGCAACGTTAGTATAGCCTCTAAGGAAATTGCCAAAACCATCAGTTAATGACTTTCCAAAATCATTTAATAAACTCATTGACCATATTCTTTAGTTAAAAGTGTACGTATTTCTTCATGTTGTTCATCTGTAAAATCGTGGATATGTGCAAGTCCCCAAGCAATACCAGCATAATTATAATCTTCTTGAAATGTATCAATATATTTAGAGAATTGTAAAGCCCATCTAGGAGCGTCCACCTTGACCTCCATTATTTAATATACTTTCTAAATATTTAGTAAATGTTCTAAATGTTGTAGGAATACCTTCTAAGTTAGAAACAGTTCTAAATATTGGAATATATGATGCTAGTTTTTGTAAATCTTGAGTTGCTTCTGAAACTGGCATACCAGCCATTGACATACCAATATCTGTTGGTCTTAAACCTTCACCAAAAGAGAAACCATTACTGAAGGCTTCTTCTGGTCTTTGAGTTGGGTCAGTAAAAGTACTAAGTTTTTCTTTACCAGCAGTAGGTGTTGGTGAAACGTTAATACTTAAATTTTTAACAGGTTCCGATTTGGCTATAGGTCCGCCTCGCAATTGTTCTTGCATTGCTTTACGTTCACCATATCCTCCACCTGAAGGAATGTTTTCTTTCGCATTATTCTCAACTGCTTTACGTTTAGATAATGCACCTGGTGGTGAAACTACAGCACCATTAGTAGGTTTTTGATATCCGCCTCTTGGCATAGTTTATCCTTGTAGTTGAGTTAAGATTGACGCTAAATCAATTGGTTGTTGTTGTTCCTGGGGAGCCCCTGAAGGTGCTGCTGGAGCCGAGGGGACGGGTTGCTCAACAGGAGCAGGTGAGGTTCCTCCAGGGGCAATCTGTGGGGCTGGGGCAGGTGCAGGTGCGGGAGCAGGAGCAAATATTTTACTTACTGCTTCCTCTATTGCTGTACCTTTTTGTCTTTCCTTTATAACCTCAGCCATCTTCATTGCTAAATCTGAAGCATCCTGACCTTGAGCAGTCATTTGTGGAATTGCTTGTGCTAGTTGTGACATTGCAGCGTTCAAATTGTCACGCATACGTTGAACATCAATCTGTTGTTGTTCACCTGTAACGTTCATTGACCAAGGCAGTTCACGCATTACAAAATCTCTAGATACTAAATCAGCACCTAATGCTTGTAGTGAGAATATTAAAGCACGTGATGGGTCAAGTCCTGCCATTAGACCGTAACGTACTTGAATGTTGTTATCCCCGTTGATATCTTTTCCAGGGGTGTAAGTCAATTCGTAAGGTGAACCATTTCGTTCACCATAGATTGATTTTTCAAAATTAAATAATGTTTCATCAATTCTGAATGCAAGACTTAATACATCTTCAAAGGTGTCAGCAAGTATTTGTTGACCTGTTTTAACTTGTGTATCGAAAGCACCTAATAATGCTTGAACACCTTGACCTGTAACTATCGATGCATCTAGAACACCTGAACGTCCTTCAGGATATCTGGAACCTAGACGCATTTCGCGTTGTAATATTTCTGATTGTGTGAATACTCCTGGTGGTAAATCCATACCAACTTTACGAATATTCTGTGGTTGTGAAGTTCTTAGAACAGCATCTGGACCGAAAGCGAATTCTTGTACATCGTTAGGTACTGCTAGTGGTGCGTTAACAGATTTCTCTGCAGCATCCATTGCAAGGTAAGCAAAACGTGCACGTGCTATTTGTACCCATAGAACATCATCGAACTGTCCACGTGGTTCATCATCAACACCTGGTTTCATTGCTACACGCACCATCAGTTCACCCATTGGGTTTTCTGTTTGGCGTAGAACAAAGTTACCTTTAGTTGGTAAGAATAAAACTATTTGGTCAGCATCTTCATACTTAATCATTTCAATAGGTGCGTTGTAATCAACTGTTGCAGAGTTAGTTCCTGCTAAAATTGCACCTTGGTATTCTGGGAACTCTGCAATGAGTTCACCAACGCTTTTAACGTAGCGTTTTGAGAAAGAGATAAGTCTTTTAAATCTGTCAAACTCTGGGTATGAACCCATTGGGTTTTCGATACGTATGAAAGGTAAACCAGATTCTTCGTTAGGTTCAACAATGAATGGTAGGAAACCATAAGTGCCGTACCAGTCTGCACCTGTGTACATTTGGGTTTGTAAACGTGATGTTTGAATATAGTTATTTGCTATAAGTGTTCTGGTGTCAGCGTTCTTTTTAGCCCTATCACCATTGTTACGTGAAATGCAGTTGAATGATGGAAGTGGGGCAAGTACTTCTGCAACGTCACGTGCAGCAACATCAACAAAGTTAGCAACCATTGCTTTGCTTGTGCCTTCAGGGAAGAAGTCAGGTGCAATGTCTTGCATCTTTCCTCTACGAACATCAAGCACATTGTTCATACGAATATCGCGGTCATAGTTGCGGCGTTTTATTGCCTCAAATTTTATCGCAATTTGTTCAACAGTTAACATTATCTGCTTTCTTTAAAATTTAAGGTTTAAACTTATCTGGGAATTTTTTTCTTAATGCGTAACCTCTAGCAATGTTCCTATCAAGAGGTCTTGATGGTTGACTTGCTCTTGTTGTACCAAGTTTACCTTTAAGATTTTTGGAATTAACATTATTAACTAAAGCCTTTTTCATTTTATCAAGACCTTTAATGTTTTTAGGACCAGTTGCTTTTTGTTGAGTTACAACATTGATTGCTTTATCTTTAGTTTGACTGGCGTAACGATTAGCATATTTAGTTGAAATTTTTTTACCTTGGCGAATTGAATTAGCCTTAGTGGTGAACTCAAACTTAGAACCTTCGTTTTTAAGTTGACCTGTGGTTCTCATCGTTGTAGTAAGTCTTTTAGTTTTTGAAATAGCCTTAGCACCAGCAGCAACGGCTTTAGCACCGCGAACAGCAGGAATTGCTGAAGCAACAACTAAAGCAGTTTTACCAATAGCCTTTGCTTGTTTAACATTGTAGGCTTTTTTCTGTTCAGGTGTCATTGCTTTATATTTTTTAGTGTTGGCTTCTTGTTGTTTCTTCAATAAAGCAGACCCACCACGATAGTCATTGCTTTTTTTCTTATTATCTTTTGGTCTTGGCATCATTATTCCTTACATGTAGAATTGTTGTTGTTGTTGAGATGCGTACTCTTCATCCAAGTCAACAACTATTTGGGTGTTAACCTGACCTCTAGTTGCCCATCTAGAAGTAGTAAATCTTGGGGCAAAGTTATTTCTTTCAAGCCATTCACGTGCAACAAGTTGGGTGAACCAAAGAGCCATAACCATGTCCTGTGGTTGCTTCTTCTGCATATCTGGTTTCCAGATAATCAGTTGGTTAACCAATGCTTTCATACCCTCAGAGTTCTCAGTTGAAGGCAGGTGAATCAGGTTTGAGTTCTTTTCGAACTTTCCTTCTCGAACATTCCCAAAGAGTGGAGCCATAGACGCAACACCGAATCCAACGTCCCATTTGTTATTTCCAGTGTAATGCTCACGAAACTGGATTCCTCTTGAAGATAAAAAGTCTCGTATCGCCTCATCTTTGGTGAGGAAGAGTTGGAAAGCATTTTTTTCTACCACCACTACGTTAGGTTGATATTTTAAAGTCCAGTTTTCAATCAGTTCCCTAATTTTACCTGGGGTAGGTTCAGTCATATTCATTGCATCAAGAACATATTGGTTACTTGAACTCATATCAACAGCCACACATATAGCAGCAGTGGCACCAGACATTGCAGGGTCAATACCGATAATGGTTCTGAAATTACCCTCTTCAGGGTGCCCAGGTGCGTCAGGGTTTAGAACCCCAACTTTAC